AAACTCCCCCTATTCCAAGAAACTACACCCTGCTGCATCCATTTTGGTAAATTCTCATATGCAAGTTGTAATCTACCTAATAATTCCCTCGCAGTTGCAGCCTTGTTTGCAAGAATACCTACATTAACACTAGGATGAAAAACGACATAATGTAAAAGGTATGATATCGACGTAGTAGACTTACCAGTCTGTCGAGGCATCATACAAATATTAAATCGATTCTCATGGAATCTATTAATTAATTTCTCCTGAAAAGCGTAAGGTTCAAATGGAACCAAACCTTCATCAAGAGAAACGATTTGAATATAATTTTTTGCAAAATAAACAGGATCCTCTTTACACTTAATAAACTCCTGTATCTGTTCTTTAGTGAACTCAACAGGAGTATTAGCTTTTTTTAAATTAGGATTACCTAGATACTGTTCTGCTACTGACATCGTATTCAATTACAATTTTCTTACTGGTTCTACCAGTTTGATCATAGGTATCAAAATGATTTATTGTACCATCTAAATGAGAAACTATTTGTTCTAATTGTTTAAGGTACTCTTCTTTAGAAGTTTCAGTAATAACAAGTGTCATTATTTCTGACAATTCTTATAATTTTTGTAAAGACCGACAGCAACTACTGCAAGTATTACGACTCCAATACCATAACCAACTACACCAACTCCAGACTCTTCTGGCGGTGCAATTGCTTCTTGTATTTCTATAACCTCTGTAGGTACAACCTCTTTAAGTAGTTCTTCCATTGTTTTGTCATAAGTCTACTATATAGGTCTATTCAATTAATGTACCAAATGATCTACGAATCTCACGTAGTTTCTCAAGGTTCATATCCTTGGTTCCACCATCGTAAGCATGAGCATACCCTTCAGTAATCATCTGTTCGTTTAATGAAACAGTATCCTCGTTAATATAGAGCCAACCAAGAAGCCTGCCATACTTCCCAGTCCCACCCACAAGTTCAGTTCTAACAGTGAGTTCATCTCCATCTCCTGCAATAGTATCTTCTAGTTTTTGTTTCAACCAATTGGTAGCATCTATTCCCAGTGCCTTCTCTTCCAAGTTTCTTGTTCTTTTCTCTGGCGTATCAACTCCTGCAACTCTAACTCTTTCTTTCTTGAATAAGTCAAACCCAAGATCAATGGTGACATCAATAGTATCGCCGTCAAGAACACGGTTAATCTCCGTTACTCTAAAGTTATAGCAGCTCTTCCTGCTTGGTGGAACCATCGCTCCCATAATCGAACTCCATAAGTGTATTATTTAGACAGCAGTTGTACTCAGAGTACCATTATCTGCAACAACAAGTCTGTATTTTGTACCATTAGGTGATGTTAGTACCACTCCTGTTGCTTGTGATGATCCTACATATACATCACCACGTACATCTAATTTTGCTCTTGGTAAATCCGATGAAATACCAACCCTATCAGTGCTACCATCAGTAAAAAGTAAGATCTCATCATTTAATCCTTCAACACGAAAATCGCAATTATTACCACCATTATTGATTACAACTGAATCAACAGATGCTTCTGTAACTGTGAGTATACCTTTACCACCAGCCAATAATCGTATTTGATCATCAGTAAATTCAATATAGGTATCCAAATCTCCATGATGCTTAACATTATTTGCTACTATTACATTATCACTACATTGAACATCGCCTGTTACATTGATTCCTGAATTAGTAGTAGCAAATTTCTGAGCATCATTAAAGAATAATTTTACATCTGCACCATCAGTACAAAGAATATAATCCTCACTATGATTTTGAGATTGTATTCTTATATCATTACCAGCAATTCTAAATTGTCCTGTTTCATTTCTTATACTACTATTTCCACTCTGATGGAATATTTTTAAATCTCCACCCGATGCACTACCAAATACACATTGAGCATTATCATCAAACTTAAACTTACTTGTTGCTTGATCCCATAGAATATTATATGCAGCACCAGGGAATTGTACATCCTGATGATGTGTAGTAACACCAACAACTTCTAATCCAGTAACACTTACACCATATCCAGTGGTACTGAATTTCTCCTCTCCATTAAAGAATAATTTTACATCTTCATTCCTAGTAGCTTTAAGATATGCCTCACTATCATCTGCTCTTTTGAGTAGGATCGAATCACTACGAATTTTAAGATCATTAGTAGAATTTTTTATATGACTGTTATTGCTTCCATGCCATATCTCAAGATCATCACTATTTCCAAATTTTGCTCTAGCAAGATCAGTAAACTCTAAATCATTTTCAGAAGTATCCCAGGTCATATTCTGAGCTGGAGCATTACCTTGGAAGACTACATCAACATTATCGAATTTAGTAAGACCATTAAATGTAGAGATACCAGCAACAGTTAAATTTTGAGCAGATACAAACTCAGTAGTAATACCAGATCCACCACCAGAAGCATCAGCACCTACCCACTTCTTACTTGAAGAATCATACTTCAAATACTTATTATTAACTTGTGCAGTTGATAGGTCAACATCATCCATATCCTTGATGTTAACAGCACCACCGCCACCAAGAGTTGATAATTGTATCTGAATCCTATTAATAAATGATCTATAATGATTTGCTAAATCTTCATGGGTAGCAAAGTTTTGATCTAATGGAGTTAAAGGATCACTATTCTTAGTTGATGATGGCTCATTAAGAAGACCTTCATTGACTTCATTAAGAGTCTGTTTATATGAATTATATGACTCTCTTACTTCATTAACTTCACTAAGAGTTTGTCTATATGAATCTCTTATAATATCAATCTTGGCTTCAAGTTTTTTAATATTATTTTTTACATCACCTGAAAGAATATTCTGTACATCAGATAGAACTTCTTCTTTTATTTTCTCAACATTAATTTCATTCTGACGTTGTTCAACTACTGCAATCTCATCCTTCAGAATCTGATTAGACTTTTTAACATCATCTACTTGATTAGCAATCTCTTCTTTAATTTGATTATGATTAGCTTTACTCTGACGTTGTTCAACTATCGCAATCTCAGTCTTTAGATGTTGATTTGACTTTTTAACATCATCTACTCGACTAATAATTTCTTCCTTAAAGCCACTAATCGTACTATTGAATTTATCTAATTGATTTGACCTTAAGTTTTGAGTAGTCCTCCTAACATCATTTACTTGATTAGTAATATCTTCCTTAAAACTATTAATCGTATTTAATTGATTTACACTTGAATTCTGATTAGTTCTTCTAACATTATCTACTTTAGTATTAATCTCTTCCTTAAAACTATTAATCTTATCATTAAATTTATCCAATCGATTAGAATAATCATTGGATAAAAAGTTTAAATTCTTATCTACTACTTCGGTCAGAGAATTATTCAAAGAACTGGAAACATCATTAAGTTGTTTCTTAAGATCTTCTACTCCATTAAACTCCTCTTTAACAGGACTAACCTTAATAGAAGGATCCTTTTCTCCTAATAGCTCTCTGGGATTCTTTAATGCCACTTCTTTATTCTATTATGAACTAGATATATTCTATTTATTCCTCCTCAGGCCACTCCAATTCAGCTAATGCATTATTTATAGAGTCTTCTACGGGTGTACGATTTTGTTCTGCTTTCCAATTACGAAGTTTATCAACCATATGATGATATGTTTCCATAATTACCAAAGGATTATTGTCTCTACTATCAACATAAACAATCTTACCATTTTCAAGATCATCAATATACCTTGGTTCCGCTTCTGCCTCTGGAGCAAAATAACCTGCACCAACAATGGTACAGGCTATAACTCCTAAAAGACTAACAGAAGCAACTACCTTCTCATTCGCACGAACTCTAAGAGTCAGTTCTTTCACGTGGCCAATCAAATGATCAACCTTCGCTTCCAGTACTGCTATCTTCGTTTCTTGGCTGTGTTCTGTCGTCATAGGTCATAATCCAATAAATCAAATACCCAACTCCACTGAGTAAAGTACCTAGCATAATATTTATAGACCAAACTACATCACTCATGATACGTGAATAACTCCCTTCATACCAGCACCAGCATGAGGTTCACATTGAAACTCATAATCTCCTGCAGTATCAAAAGTAACATTGAAAGTCTCACCAGGCATAAAAGCTAAATCTGGATGTGAAAGTTCATCGTTATTTAAAAATACTACATTATGTGGTGGGAGTTCACCATTAGTAAATGTTACAGATTCTCCAGTAGAGATACTAATTTCATTAGGTTCAAAGACTAAATTGCCTCCAGAACCCATAGTAATATCTGCTGCAGTAGCTTTACCTGCTAGGAAAAATAATGATAAAAATATTATTGCCCATGCAAATAATCTATTCATCCACATCTGAGAACGATATCTTTTTTCTAATGTAGTCATAATACTGTACAAAATAGTGACCCTTCATTCTGAATACAGTCTATCGCATTCGGGTGACTATGTAAATACTCTACGTCTTGTACTGCTTGATTTCTTGCTGAGAAAGCATCTTCTGCATATTCGCAAATCTCTTGATGATGCCTTGTTTGGTCCATGTAGGACACTGTATAATGAGACACGATTAATAGCCGTGGGCTCGCATAAATTTCAGTAAATATTTAGTTTACTTATAGGTAATATTAACTATTTTTATACTGAACTCAGAACATAGTTAGGATTCACTGATCACTGTTATTTCAATAGAATCGTCATCCATTTCCCATTCTTCCCCTATAACCATTCCTTTGTCTTCAATAGTTTGATGTACCGCCTCTCTTGCATCTTGTTGAGATATACTAGACTTATAATGAACAATTCCAAACTCATCCGTTACAATACCATCTTTATTGATAGAAAATTTCATAAGAGCCAATCATTAAGTGATTTATTTAGTCATTGCCATTCTCTCTTTAATTGACGAATATCTGAACTACCAAATAAAGCTTTACATCTATCCTCAGCATCCTGTCTTAAATTAGATTCACATAAAAATTCAATCTTTTGCAATCTATTTGAATCTAATAAAATATAAGCCGACCATTTATAAGGCGACTTCATTACAATAAGATCGCACCAATAACGAAACCTTTGGCGAATGAAACGCATAACATCTGATAATCTGTCAAATTAAATTTATCCTGAAATTTTCTCGCAAGCTTGCGATCCCACTCTACTACCTTATCAAATCCAGCCTTAATCTTTTTCATCGTAAATCTCCTCTTTAGGGTGTCCAAATGTTTTATGTTCAAGTTGTTTTTTCAGAAACGTAACCTGTTTTTTTAGGTTAACATTTTCCTTTTCTATAGTCTCAATGTGTTCTTCGTAAACCGTAAGCATGTTTTCAAGTCGAAGGTTTTCGGATTCTAGATCCCAGTCCATAGTATTTAATCATTTAATTATCGCTTTATTTTTCCATTCCAGATATTTCTAGAGCTGCCTTTGCAACTAATGGATCATTGCCACAGTTCTCAATAGCTTTTCTAGTATCATCAGGAAGTTTTTCAATCCTCTTCATAAACTCATTATAAGTTGTATCCTCAGTTACTCCAGGCCTACGATCACCAGCTTTTGGTTTCTTAGGAGTCCCTTGTGGATTTCCTTTGTAATGTTTATTTGGTACAAAAGGTTCCTTTAATTTCTTCTCTTCATCCATATCACTAATATCATTAACATACTTATTCTTTTCCTTATTCCTTAATCTCTTAGCAGCTTCAGCACCTGCATCCTTTCCATACTCATGTTTAGGAGCATCTTTCTTTTTAGTTACCTTCTTTATCACATCCAGAACACCTTCAGGAACCAATCTTCTTAAGTCTGGATCATTTATATTACCTTTAGACTTATCTTCATTCTTAGTTTCTTTAACTGCAGGAAGACCAGTGTTAGGATTCCTTTCCTCAGTACCTTCAGAAACTCTAACTAATGGTTTATTAGGCTGACTCTCTGATGCATAATGAACCATAACAACAGCATCTGGATATATCTTATTAACCTGAGTCTCAACTTCCTTACGACTTGGAAATTTAGTACCAGGGAAAAATAATTGTAGGTGATAGTATTTTCCTCTCCATCTTAGAGAAACTCTACATACCTGACCTATTTCATTGTATCGTTCAACCTTTTCTTGAACGTCACCTACCAAGTTCTTATAATATTCTCCATCAAACGTGGATAAGGTTTCTTTGTAGTCTTTCATTTCTAATGTATCGTTGGACACAGCAGTCTCTTTCTATTTAGATATTTACATAAATACATAGAGTCTTATATTCTACAATGAGAAGAATATTACCATTCGTTATGTTATTGATGGCTTCTCCTCTAGCTGCTAGAGCAGATCTTGTACATAGAATGAGTTCGTCAACTCAGCTCACAGTTAATGGAGCTTATACAGATTCAAGCCGTATAGGTTCAACTTATGCCGTGTCTGGATCTAATATTAAGGTTGATACTTCCAACAGTGGCCACTTCGGTGCTCTTACTGCTGGTAGTGCTACTGCTGCACCAACATTTGACGTTGGTACATATGACGTAAATACAGCCGGCTCGGCCTTCACATTTACGGAAACCTATACTCAAGGAGATGCTATTGCAGCAATGGGTGCAGGTGTTGATGTGACCGCAGGTGTCGTAGCTGACATGCCGTCATACGGTGAGACCTTAACGATGTCTGGTGGTGTCGCAGGTACCTTAGCTGGGACGATTACTTCAGCTGGGGTAACGACG